GAGATGATGAACTCACTATTAGAACTGAACTCAAAGGTGGCGTGGGTAAGTATGGTAGGTTGCTTGGTTGGTTATATGTTGGCGATGATAATGTATCGCTCAACGAACAAATGATTGGTGAAGGTTATGCGTGGCCTTATGATGGAGGCACAAAACAAAAAGATTTTGAAGAACTACGACAACTTCGTAGAGCTCGTGGTACATTAATGGAGGGCTAATGGCAGCTTATTGGTTAGCACATCAACTCACAGTTGAATTTATGGAAACTGAAAAAAAAGTAAATGACATTCATTATTGGAGGTCTGAATACATAGATATTGCAGGGCATCGATTAAAACCTAGACAGATAGAATTATTAGAAAAAGGTCCTGATAGTTTATCTGCTAGTTGGTTATTAATGGGTATGTATGCTGATTGGAAACGTATTAAAGGTTATAAAGAACCAGAACCACCTGATTGTCAATCATCATTTAAAGAATGGAATAGTAAATATGACGAATAGTGTTTATCTAGGTAATCCGAATCTTAAGAAAGCCAATACTCCAATAGAGTTTAGTGAAGAACAGGTTATTGAATTTGTTAAGTGTAAGGATGATCCAATATATTTTGCTAGAAAATATATAAAAATAGTCTCTCTTGATGAAGGTCTAGTGCCTTTTGACATGTACGACTTTCAAGAAAAGATGGTCGAAAAATTTCATGTCAATAGATTCAATATTGCTAAGTTACCTCGTCAGACTGGTAAATCTACAACTGTTATTTCATATCTTTTACATTATATTATTTTTAATGATAATGTTAATATTGGTATACTAGCAAACAAAGCTTCTACATCTAGAGAACTATTATCTAGATTACAACTTGCATATGAAAATTTACCTAGATGGATGCAACATGGTATTTTAGCATGGAACAAAGGTAATGTAGAATTAGAAAATGGTAGTAAGATATTAGCTGCTTCTACTTCCAGTTCTGCTGTTCGAGGTATGTCATTTAATATTATATTCTTAGACGAATTTGCTTTCGTACCAAATCATATAGCAGAACAATTTTTTAGTTCAGTTTATCCTACTATATCATCTGGTCAAAAAACTAAGGTTATAATTATATCCACTCCAAATGGAATGAATATGTTCTATAAGTTGTGGCATGACGCTGAACGTGGTAGAAATGAATATAAAACAACAGAAGTTCATTGGAGTCAAGTTCCAGGCAGAGATGCTAAATGGAAAGAACAAACGATTGCAAACACATCTGAGAGACAGTTTGTACAAGAGTTTGAATGTGAGTTCTTAGGATCTGTTGATACTCTTATAGCACCATCTAAATTAAAAACGATGGTCTATGAAGATCCTATGATTAGAAATAAAGGTTTAGATATCTATGAACAAGTTAAACCAGATCATAATTACATATTAACAGTTGACGTTGCCAGAGGTGTGTCAAATGACTATTCTGCATTTACTCTAATTGACATTACAGAGATACCATATAAGTTAGTAGGTAAATATAGAAATAACAATATTAAACCAATAGTGTTTCCAAATATAGTTTTTGATGTTGCAAAAAATTATAATATGGCATATATTATGGTTGAGGTTAATGATATTGGTGGACAAGTAGCAGACATATTACAGTTTGATATGGAATATGAAAATCTATTAATGTGTGCTATGAGAGGTAGAGCTGGTCAATTAGTAGGACAAGGATTTTCTCATAAGTCACAGTTAGGTGTAAAAATGACATCTACTGTAAAGAAAACAGGATGTTCTAACCTTAAAGCATTGATAGAAGATGATAAGTTATTAATACCTGATTATGACATTATTGCAGAACTTACAACATTCATTCAAAAGAAACAATCATTTGAAGCAGAAGAAGGATGTAACGATGACCTTGCTATGTGTCTTGTAATTTTTGCATGGTTATGTGTATCAGATTATTTTAAAGAAATGACATCTGACGATGTTAGAAAAAGAATTTTTGAAGATCAAAGAGAATCAATAGAAGAAGATATGGCTCCTTTTGGATTTATTTCAGATGGATTAGAAGAAGATACGTTTATAGAAAAAGAAACAGGTGATATTTGGAAACTAGATGAGTATGGACAGAAAGGTGGTGGAGTTGAATATGATGACTCATACATGTGGAATTATAAGTAATGGATCTTGATACAGAATTTGAACTGGAACATTTACTTTTTAAAGAAAGAAAATGTAGAGTTTGTGGAGAGAAAAAAAATTTAATTGAAGATTTTTATTTAACTCGTAAAAATAGAAAACCATTTGCATCAGCATATTCTTATGAATGTAAGTTATGTACAGTTAGAAGAATAGTATCAAGTAGAAAGAAAAATAGACCTAGACCTTTACCTCCATATTTAGCAGACTATCCAGACTGGTAGTATGTTCACGTGCTGTTTCCCCGTTTGAAAGTTAGTAATCAATAAATAATAAGGAGAAATAAATCTCATAGAGGTAATAAAACATGGCGTTTGCTTCACCTGGCGTAAGCATTAAAGAGGTTGATTTAACAGCAACCATTAATGTAGCTGACCAAAATATTGGTGTTATAGCTATCGCAGCACAGAAGGGACCTACAGACGAGGTAACTTATATAAGCAGCGAAAGAGAATTAGTGGATATCTTCGGAGGTCCTGATGATTATAATTATGAATCTTGGTTTGCAGCTGCAACTGTTATACAGTACGGTGGTATCGCAGCAATAATTAGACCTGCTGGAGGAGAACCTGCTTCTGGTTCAGACTTAAGTCTAAGAACTGCTAATGTAGATACTGACGGAACTACGGATACTGGTATTCTAATTAATAATCAGTCTGACTACGAAGAAAATTATGCAACTACTACTGCATGGGTATTTGCAGCTAAATATGCTGGAACATTCCACAACGGTATCAAAGTTGTAATGGTTGACGTTGGTGCTCACCAACAAATTAAAGTAAATGTAACTGGTTCTGCTCCATCCGTAGGAGACTATGTAAAAGTAGATAATGTTGCTGCTGGAAACGTTTATTCAATAACTGGTTCTGGTGCAGCTACAATTATTCAAATTACTTTAGATGACACTACAAAAAGATTTGCTGGATCTGGATCTTTAAAGAGTTCTGGTGGTACTGTAATTGGAACTATCACTGAGTTACAAAGTAACGATGTTTACTCTACAGTAGAGTATGACACTGGTAAGAAATGGGTTTCAATTGCTCCTCAACCAGGCACATCACCATTTGCAAAAGCTCGTGGTGGTAAGTTTGACGAGTTTCATATCGCATTAATTGATTCACTAGGAAATGTAACTGGAAATCCAGGCACATTAATTGAAACATTCACATTTGTATCTAAAGCAAAAGATGCTAAAAGTTCAGAAGGTGTTGTTTCATACTGGAGAAAAGTTCTAGAACTTAAGTCTAATTACATTTATGGTGGTGAAGATTCATTAGCTCAAGCCGCTGACATCACTGCTGTTGATACTTCTGCTGGTTCTGCATCTGGTGCCTCAATCGGAGATACTGCTTCAAGTAATTTATTCCCACTGTTCAATAAAGTTATAAGTCAAACACTTACATCAGGTGCTGATTACGATTGGGCTGGTTCTTCTGCTACAATTAATAGTGCTGTAGAATCAAGTTATGATTTAGTAAGTGATCCAGAAGAATTTGGTGATATAGACTTCTTAGTGCCAGGCATGATTACTGGAACTGTTGCAGCAAAACTAATTGCTATTTCAGAATCAAGAAGAGACTGTATTACAGTTCTTTCACCAAGAAGATCTGATGTTATTAATTCAAGTACTTCTACTAAAAAGACTGATAACATTGTAGATTTCTTTAACACAGTTTCAAGTTCAAGTTATGCAATCTTTGACTCAGGTTATAAGTACCTTTACGATAAGTACAATGATACTTACCGTTACGTTCCATGTGCAGCAGATGTTGCTGGACTATGTATTAGTTCAACAATCAATTCAGAGACTTGGTTCTCTCCTGCTGGATATAACAGAGGTAACTTGAGAAATGCAGCTAAACTTGCTTACTCACCTAGAAAGGCTGAAAGAGATAGATTATATACCGCAAGGGTTAATCCTGTTGTAGCATTCCCTGGCCAAGGGGTGGTACTATTCGGTGATAAGACTGGACTTTCATCTCCATCTGCTTTCGATAGAATTAACGTTCGCCGTTTATTCATCGAACTCGAAAAGAACATCGCAAGATTCTCAAAATTCCAACTCTTTGAGATTAATGATGAACTCACCAGATCCGCATTTAAAGGAGCTGTTGATCCATATTTGAGGAATGTACAAGGTCGAAGAGGTATCTACGATTTCTTAGTTGTCTGTGATGACAGCAACAACACCGCTGATGTCATTGATCGCAATGAATTTCAAGCTGAGATTTACATCAAGCCCGCACGCTCGATTAACTTCATTACTATTACCTTCGTTGCTACAAGAACAGGTGTTTCTTTCAATGAATTAATTGGTTAATCTTTATAAAAAACACACAGAGGTATAAAAAACCATGGCAAAAGGTATTTCAGAATTTAAATCGAAACTAGTGAAGGGCGGCGCCCGCCCCAATCTGTTTCTAGTTCGTCTTAACTTCCCTTCATTACAAGGGATAGTTGATATCGGAACAGATTCGAGTAAGACTGCTACCGAGACTGCGGAATTTATGGTCAAAACCGCACAGATTCCTGCTTCAAGTCTTGGAGTAATCGAAGTTCCTTATAGAGGACGTATGTTGAAAGTTGCTGGAGATAGGACATTTGAACCTTGGTCAGTAACAGTCATCAATGACGGTGAGTTCAATATCAGAAAGGCATTTGAAAAATGGTCTAGAGGTATTAACGCACATACAGAAAACGTTGGTCAACTCGGTTACGGAGCAGATGGTGGAGAGTCATATTGTAGAGATATGACTGTTTATCAACTCAGTCGTGACGGACAGAAACCAAGTAAGACACCATCTAATATAGAATCTCCTGGCGTTGACGGATTGGATGTAGTTCGTGCATATCGTTTCTACGATGCATGGCCTTCTTCACTCTCAGCGATTGATCTTTCATATGAATCTAATGATCAGATTGAAGAATTTACTGTTGATTTTCAGTATAATTACTTCGAGGTTACAAAGTCGTCTTTGGAAGCCTGATAAATAGGATTGAATAGAAAGATAATCCCTCTTTAATATGGCAGAACTATTTGGATTCAGTATAAAAGAGAGGACAAAAAAGGGGAAAGTATATTCCCCTGCTCCTCCTGATAGTGATGATGGCACCTCGGCAGTAGCCGCTGGTGCCTATTTTGGTCAGTACTTAGACCTAGATGGCGTTGGTAGACATAATAACGAATTTGAATTTATTCGTAAATATAGAGAAATTGCATTACATCCAGAAACGGATACTGCAATTGATGATATTATAAACGAATCAATCAGTAGTGATCTAGACTATGCTCCTGTAGATGTAGAATTATCAAATCTACAAGTTAGTGATAAGATCAAGAAAAAAATTAGAGAAGAATTTAAACATATAATTAGACTTCTAGATTTTGATAAGAGAGCTCATCAGATATTCCGTAGATGGTATATTGATGGTAGAATTTTTTATCATAAACTAATTGACTTTGATAAACCAGAGGAAGGTATCAAAGAATTAAGATATATTGATGCACTTAAAATTAAAAAAGTAAGAGAAGTTAAAAAAGATAAGAAAGATGCTGGAGTGTCCATACCCACTGGTATGAAATTAGACTACGGTGAAACAGTTGATTACTATCTTTATTTTCCTAGAGGATATAAAGGAAGTGATGCTAATGCAATTAAAATTGCTGATGATGCAATTTCATATGTACCATCAGGTATACAAGATCATAACCGTAACATGGTTTTATCGTTCTTACACAAAGCGATTAAATCAGTCAATCAACTTCGTATGATTGAAGACTCTCTTGTTATTTACAGAATATCAAGAGCACCAGAAAGAAGAATATTTTACATTGATGTGGGTAATTTACCGAAGATGAAAGCGGAACAATATCTCCGTGAAGTCATGGGTCGTTACAGAAACAAACTTGTTTACGATTCATCTACTGGTGAAATTAGAGATGACAGAAAACATATGAGTATGTTAGAAGATTTCTGGTTGCCTCGTAGAGAAGGTGGTCGTGGAACTGAGATTACTACACTCCCAGGCGGACAAAATCTTGGAGAATTAGAGGACGTTAAATATTTTCAAAAGAAATTATATAAGTCATTAAACATTCCACTATCAAGATTAGAACAGGAATCCTCATTTACTATCGGTAGAACAAATGAGATTACTAGGGATGAACTTAAGTTTGCAAAATTTGTAGGTAGATTGCGTAAGCGTTTCTCAGAGCTTTTTCATGATATGTTGAAAACACAACTTATCTTGAAAGGTATTGTTTCTCCTGACGATTGGGAGGAAATGAAAGAAGATATTCAGTACGATTATATCTTTGACAATCATTTCACAGAACTAAAAGAAACTGAAATGTTGACTGAAAGATTAAATGCAGTCAATATGGTGGAACCTTTCCTTGGTAAATATTTCTCTGTTGATTATGTGCGGAGACAAATTCTTAAACAAACTGAGGATGAGATTGAAGAAATAGATCAGCAAGTAGAGAAGGAAAAAGAGATGGGAATCATCCAAGATCCAATGGCAGCAATGGATGCCATGGGCGGTGAAGGTGGAGAAATGCCTCCAGAAGAAGGTGGAAATGGTGGAAACGGTGGAGATTTAGACTCCGCATTTTCCTCTATGATATCCCCAGGCGATTACGGTAAAGGCGATATCTGATAAATAATAGTTGTAACACATGATATTTTTAGTATGGAACCTGAAGTTACTCAACCAAATGATCCAATCGTTGCGGATATTTTAAATAAAGATCATCATAACGCTAACGAAAAAATATATAATGCACTATATGGCAAGAGTGCTGAATATATTACTGCGAGAAAAGCTCAGATTGCAAAAACCATGTTCAATGGTCCTGATCAAGAGCAACCCGATGTGGATGCTTATGATAAGGTAGAGCCCATTGTTCAAGTTGATGATAGTCAAAGTGATGAATCTGAACCGAGTGAAACTGTAAACACAGACGAAACAGAACATGAAACTGATAGCTGAAGAAATTGTTGAGGTTAATTTTTTAACCGAAGATAACAATGGTAAAACAAGTCATTTTATTGAGGGAGTATTTCTTCAAGGCGAAATAAAAAATCGCAATGGAAGAATGTACCCAATAGATACTTTACAGCGTGAGGTTGATACTTATAATGAGAGTTACGTTTCAAAAGGTAGAGCTCTAGGAGAATTAGGTCATCCTGATGGCCCACAAATTAACCTAGACAGAGTATCACATAAAATTGTTTCCTTGAGACAAGAGGGTAATAACTTTATCGGTAAAGCGAAAATCCTTGAAACTCCTATGGGTAAGATTGCTAAGAACCTTCTAGATGAAGGAGTAAAACTTGGTGTATCATCCAGAGGTCTAGGTTCAATTGAAAGGAGAGGTGATATGAATGTTGTCAAAGATGACTTCATGTTAGCTACCGCCGCTGATATTGTTGCGGACCCATCTGCACCTGACGCCTTCGTTGAAGGTATTATGGAGGGTAAAGATTGGATATGGAATAGTGGTTCTTGGAGAGAATCAGATATTGCCACCGCAAAAAGAGAAATTGACAACGCAAATGTTGATCAATTAACGGAGAAAAAACTAAAAGCGTTTGAATCACTACTCCGTAACCTAAAATTTTAATAAATATTATTAGAAAATACAAACTTTCCAAAGAGGATTTTCCAAATGGCTGTTGATGCAAAAGAAAAAGAACAAATTGAGGAGTCAAATCCAATTACTGCTAACGCAGAAGCGGGTGACAAAGCTCCAAAGAAATTGACCGATCCTACTCCAGGCCAATCTGGTAGCGCTGACGATCTCGGCGGGCCAGTAGTTGTACCTGACGATCCTAAGTCAATCGGTAAAAAAGCTGCCGCTGCTGCTACATTTGAAGGAGATAAGTCTATTAAGGCAAAACCTTCTAAAGCATCTGGTAAGGTTGCCGAAGAGGTCGAGGAAGAAGTCGCAGATGAGATTTCAATTGACGTATCTCAAGATGTTGACGCACTTCTACAAGGTGAAGAACTCAGTGAAGAGTTCCAGAAAAAGGCTGCTACGATTTTTGAAGCCGCTGTAAAAGCAAAAGTCGTTGAGCAAGTCGAAAAGTTTGAGAGTGACTACGAAGAAAAACTTGCAAAAGAAGTTGAGTCCGTAAAGGAATCAGTGGAAGCAAGAGTAGACGCTCATTTAGATTATGTTGCCGAACAGTGGGTTAAAGAGAACCAACTCGCCATTGATTCGGGTCTTCGCAATGAAATCACAGAGGAGTTCATCACTGGATTGAGGAACCTCTTTGCTGAAAATTACATTGATATCCCAGACGATAAATATGATGTTCTAGAAGGAATGACAGAACAGATTGATGAAATGGAAACTAAACTCAATGAACAGATCGAGAAAAATGTTGAGCTAAACAAAGCACTTGGACAGTATATTAAAAATGGAATTGTAAGTGAAGTGTCCGAAGGTCTTGCTCAAACACAGAAAGAGAAGTTTAACTCCTTAGTT